GTTCCACTGGTCACCGTCAGCGCCTGGCGTTAGGCCCGTGGCGTTCTGGCTGCCGTAGTCACGCGGCGGGTTGTTGTTGGCCACGCGTGCAATGCGTGCCAGCTGTCGCGCCGCGATTACAAACGGTAAATCTTTTGAGCCTGGCGCGACCAGCTGCGAGTTTGTGCGCTGCGTCTTCCGGCTTTCTGGAATCGCTATGGCGTCCGCCACGGTTAAAGATGCGTTGCCGACAAATGCGACCATCGGCTTACGTGTCAGCGCGCCCCAACGGCCCTCGCCGAATACCGAGAAGGCATCCAGCGCGGCCAGATCGTCATAGTTTAGGCAATTTAGGAACATGCTCTCCCATACGTCGCCGACCTGATCAAGCGCCGGCTGTACGCTTGGGTTAACCAATCCGCCGGTGGCTTGCGTAACGGCGATAGTCGCGCCGCCGCTGACAGGCGCCAGGACTTCAATAAAAATCGCGTTGGCGCTTAAGCCCTTCCATTTTGAAACAAAACTTACGGCGGTCGTGTCGTCCGTCGCGATGATCGGCATTTCCAAAACGGCGTTAATAGCGGCGGTAATTTCTTCGGTAATGTCTGCGATCGTGTCGCCCACGCTTATAACAAACTGCTCGGAGTCGATGTTATTGACGCGGATAATGTACGCGCCGGCCGCGGTCTGGTCTGCCGTAGGCGTGATAACGCCGTCAGAAACAACGCCGCTCGCGTCGTCGTCCAGTGGGTAAACCGTTACGGGCAGGGTACCCACGCCGTCGCCATTTACCGGCAACAGCTGGCGGGCCGCCAAGTGAATCGGAGACCCAAACCCGTAGCGCTCGCCCGCTTGCGGGGCGCTGGTAATTTGGAACTTTACGGTGCTGTACGTTGCCGCTGTATTACCCTGGCCAACAATCGCGATCCGCTGCGGCAAAAACAAAATGCCGCCGCCTCGCAGATCTTGAAAAATTGTTTTAATGCCCAGGACACGAGCAACTGCCGTGGCGTCTATGGCTGAACTGATTGGCATGATCCTATCCCCTTATGGCGTTGTGTAATCATAGTCGGCCTCGACAACCATTTCGCCGTTTTCGGCGCGGAGAACGGTTGTATTTACCGTTTCTAAGGTTACAGGCGGTACTTGAGGCGAAAACTCGTTAAATTTTACCCTAAAACTGAGCCTGGCCGCGACTATTTGTTGCACTGTGCGGCTGTCGATCTGCGGCTGATAGATTGTCACGGACTGCGGGAACCGCTGCCACACTAGCCCGCGCAGGCCCAGGTACGTGTATTCGGCGGCCATAAGGATATTACGGACTAACCGCAGCGCGCGCTGTACCTCGAATGCGGCCTCCTCGTCGCCAGCTTTATAGCCCCCTGCCACAACGTTGGCGCTGCGGCCGTAGCCATAACAATCGACGTTAAAAATCGCTTCGGTCTTTTGACGCTCCACGACATTGCTCGCGCCGGGGTCAAAATTGCTATTGTCATACCAGACATTTACCAGCGGCGTGCCGTCGGTCGCGACGCCATCCTCGCCGCCCTGGAACTGCTCCCACGGGTTGGCCCGCTCGGTAAAGATCCGCAGCTTCCACTGATTCGGGTCTTTACCGGCCGCGGTGGCCAGGATCTGCTGATTCGCGATTTCCGTCACCAGGATAGTGGCGATTCGGTCCCGGACGATCTCGAACGTGTCTTGCTTGTCGATCAGCTCGGAAATCACGAATACGCCTCCAGCATGCAAACCACAACGCCGAGCGCTCGGTCCGGCATTGATTCGCTAACTTTGAACGTGTAGGGCAGGCCGTTAATGTCGTTAAATTGAACGACCCACGGTTTTAACGCCGTGTCGGAGATTTGTTTCGGCAGGCCAAACCCGGCGCCGTACAGGTTAGAAATCCGCAGTGTTATAGACGCCTGGCGCCCGCTTACTGCTTGCCCTGTATCGGGGTCTATTACCTGTGAAATGTCATTAGAAAAACCGGTAAACGTATCGACGAGCCCGTTCGGGTCCGTCAATGTTATAGGGTAGCCGAACCCGCCGGCGCTATCCTCTAGGATAAACGCCAGATCGGCCTCGGCTTGCTCGCGCAGGCCCATAATTAGGAGACCACGATGCCGGCTTTGATAAGATTTTGCAGCGTCTTATCCCCGCCGGTAACGTCTTTCGCGAATATCGCCTCACCGGGCCCCAGGACGCCGCGGCGCGTGGTTACGGCTCGGCCTTGCGCCACTACAGGCCCGGAGGACTGCGGCTCGTCGGCTTGCGTGTCGGTGTCAGCGTCGCGCTTTTTGGCGCGCAGATCCGATACGAGGCTGACCAGCTCGTCGTTTTTTAAACCGTCCGTATCAATCGCCAGGTTTAGCTCGCCCGAAAGGTCTTGAGCTTCGCTGATCAGTTCTTTATTGCTAGGCATAATTTCATCCCTATTTTACAAGCGGTAAAACAGGCCCCCGATCGGGGGCCTGTTTTTATGCTGGTACGGTCGTTAGACAGGCGTACCCGTCAATCTGGACCGGAATCATTAGCGGCCGGCTTTCCAGCTCGCCCATGATCTGCTTACCGTTCGGCGTCGCGTAGACGTTCGGCGTTACGTCGAAATTGCTGCCGGTGTCGCGACTGGTCATACGGCCGGGCAACAGTCCAGCGACGCGAGGATCCGGGCCCAAGGGCAACGGAACGCGCGCGCTTGCCATGTCCAGCCGGGTTTTAGTCGACAGCATGATAACGTTGTTGGTGCCAACGTAGGGGACCGGGTTTCCGTTGGCGGGGTTGTCGTAGGTGTCCGGGTACGACCAAAGCTGGAACCGGTAGCTCCCGATCCAATAGAAGCCGTACATGGTCGCGCCCGAGTCCATAAACTGCGGCGAGATTTCGGTCAGTTCGTAACGACGGTTATCTGCCTGCGCGATAACGGTCTCGTTTGACAGAAAGTTCGAAATGGCCGACTCGCCCATGATCAGCAGATCCGGGTTTACCTTGCCATCAGACCGCACGACCTTGGCCAGCGCTTCCAGATCTTGCAGCGGAACAGCTGCGGGATCGCTCCAGGCGACGGCGACGTTCGGGAAGTGCGTTGCTTTAGGCTGAAAATCCAGCTCGTAAACAGTCGCGCCCTCTCGGTCAGTCAAAATAAGCTTGCCGGTTTGCAGGACCTGCGACGCCTGCAGCTCTACAGCGCGCTTGATCTTGTCGTCGACCAGGGTAAAGCCCATCGCCATCATGGCCACAAGTTGGCCGGCGTACTCGGTATAGGCGGCGGTGTAGGGGTCTACTCCAGCCATACGATTAAGCAGGTCGCAAACGTCCAGCGGGAAGGCCTCGCCGTAGGCTGGAGGCGTGAATTCCTTAGTCGTGAACTGGTCGAAATCATTTAGATTCGGGCCCGTGCACTTCTTAATCGCGATTGCTACATCCTCGCCAAAGCGCTGGATATCAATAGCGACCTTGTCGCCATTGTAAACGCCGCCCGGTTTAATGGTAAAAAAGCGCGACAAAAACCCGTTGGGGCTGCGCATTTGGCTAAACATCTGGGTCCAGCCTTCTCGTTTCAATTGTACGGCCATGGTCTGGTCCCCTTATTGGTTATCGAATTCGGACAGCTGAGCGGTAAACAACGCGATTATGCCGTAGTCCCGGAGCTGATCAAGAACGGCCGCGTCGACGTTGCTGTCGTCGCCATCGGCGTTAATTATGAGCTGGACCGAACGGATTTGGCCCCCCACAATCGGACGGACCGACAGCACGGCCGCGCCGGCGGCGGTTAAATCGTGCTCCAAAACTGCAACTGGCACGCCGTTAGCGTTAGTCGTGCCGCCTTTTACAAACGGGACCAACCGCAGCGAGATAGAATCGCGCGCGAGAATGGTGCCTGCAAGCAAAGTGCCCGCGCCGGCAAAATTTACAACGTCGTCGGCGTGGACTGGCTCCCAGATCCTGATTCCGTTTGTGGTGTTGGTTGTGATTTCAATGTTAGGCATGGTTAACCGCTCCCGCTTCTACGCCGCAACGCTCCATGGCAAACGCCAAAATATCTTTTTCGGCTTTTGCGTCTTTGGTAGGTGCGTCGGCTTGGTTAGCCGCAACAGCGGCAAGGGCGGCGGCGGCGTCGCCGTCGTCCGCGGCGCGGTCGTCAGTATCGCGTCGGTTCATGCCCGCGGCCATATACTCCGACTGAAGCGTCAGGGTCATAGCCGAGCCTTCTTTGATCGCGGTCACGGCCGTAGCCATGATCCCGGCCTGCGCGCCCATATTAAGATGCGCGACCACGCGGTCCCGCTCGCCTTCGACTCCGACCTGCATCGCCGCCGCATAGACGTCGGGATACTTGGCCTTTAACTCGTTAAGGTCCATTTTTCCGGCCTCTGGTTGTTTCCCGCTATTGCGGGCGGTGGGGTTGTTGGCATTCCCGACAACTTTCAGGGCGGTTGCCCCTATGCCGTCAATCATACCTCGCTTTAATGCTTTTTCTGCTAAATACGTGGCGCCCTGGCCGAAATTAGCGTTTACCTCGTCCGGCGTCATGCCTCGGCCGGTAGCGATAGCATCGACAAAGATCTCATGCATCGCGTCCAGTTCTTCTACGACCATCGCCCGACCTTCACTTGTCGACAGGTCCGGACGCTTGCGCGGCGCTTGTGTGCTGGTCAGTGTAACCGAATCCTCACGGACGCGGAACTCCGCAGCAACTCCAATGCTGCCGATACGGGCCGCCCGGTTCGTCGCTGTAATCTTGTCGGCCTGGCTGGCCATCGCGTAGGCGGCGGACGCGCCGACGCCTGAGATAACGGCCGAGGTTGGTTTCTTTGCCGCCTCAATAGCCGCCAGCGCATCAAACAAACCATCGAACGCGCCGCCAGGGCTGTCGATCGCGAGAATTATTTCGTCGATTTCGTCGTTTTGCTCGGCTTCGGCGATCGCCTGAATGATCATCGGGTACGTGGTGTTACCGCCGCCGAATAGCATCGACATAAAATCTGGCTTTTTGGTCATTACGCCAGTAATCGCAATCTCGGCGAACCGGCCCGCCGTCGTCATAATTCGCGACGTATTTCTTTCGCCGTCCTCGCCGTAGTCGTTTGTAGCCCGTGCCTCGTATTCCGCCTGCTGTTCGGCCGTTGGGGCCGCGCCGGAATTTATCGCCGCTTCCAGTCGTTCTCTAACTCCGGGCTCTAATAGCCACATTGTAAAATACTCCCGTTTTATCGCATCTTAGGCGCGGCGGTTTTATAAGTCAAAGTAA